GCGTCAACGCTACGGTGAGCGATTCTGCGTCAACGCGGTTGCGATTACTTATTCATTCCAATTAGGAGAAACTAAATGTCCGAGTTTATTAAGCGCCAGCAGGAGCTTAAGGCTAACTTGACCATGCAGATTCGCACCGTCATTGACGATGCTGAAGCTGAAGGTCGTGGCCTGGATTCCGCTGAGCTTGAAAAGATTGACCGCATTGAGTCTGATATTCAGGCTGCACAGCGTTCGATTGAGACCGCTGCCAAGAACGAAGAACGCGCCTCTGAGGTTGCTGAAGCGTCACGCGGTTTCGAGGTTGTCCCCGAGGCACCCGTTGACACTGCTGAGATCTTCCGTTCGATGGCCCGTGGCGAAATGCGCGAGCACTCTTTCGGTTTTGAGAAGCGTGCCACCCTGGTTCCTTCTGCCAACACTGTGCCTGTTGCGTTCCTTGACCGGATTTTCGCACTGGCCCGTTTGGTCGGCCCTTACCTCGAAACGTCTGAACTGATTCAGCGTGCTTCTGGTGAGGACCTCCGTATTCCTGTGTTCACCGCTTACCCTGCTGCTACTGAGAAGGCTGCCGGTGCTGCACTCGATGAGAGCGAAGCCACCTATTCCAGCCTTCTGCTGAGCATGGCAAAGCAGGGCTTCATCACCAAGATTGCCAACGAACTCATCACCGATGTCGGTTTTGACCTTGAGGCTACTTTGGTTGAGCAGGCTGCGAACGCTATCGGAACCCGCGTCAACACCGTTGTCCACGCAGCTGTTACAGCTGTTGCGACTGCTGGTGGAACCGCTGGAACCGCAACGGCTATCTCCGCCGACGAGCTGATTTCACTTCAGTTCTCAGCTGATGGTCTGGTTCGCCAGCTCCCCGGCTCCGGCTACATGGTCAACACTTCTACTCTCGGAGCAATCCGTAAGTTGAAGGATGGCAATGGGGCTTATATCCTTGACCCCGTTGTTGGCGGGCCTTCTACAATCCTGGGCCTCCCAGTGTTTGAGAACCCTGCTGTTGCCTCGATTGCTACCGGTAACAAGGCTGTGTTCTTCGGTCACTGGCCTTCGGTGAAAATCAGCACAACCGGCCTTCAGGCCGCAGTGTCGCAGGATGCGTTCTTCGCGAACGACATCACCGCGTTCCGTTACACCTACCGCCTCGGCTCTGGTGTTGCGAACGGTGCTGCACACATCAAGTTCCTGCTCCAGCCGTAAGGTCTGAGCTAGGGCAAGCTGAAAGCCCTCGTCGTGTTGTAGGTTTCACGGCGGGGGCTTTCGCTATGCTAGGCGCATGACCTACGAGAAAATTGCGGGGTTAGTTTCCCTGGCAAGTAACAGCCCCGGCCCTACCGGTTACGGTGTGCAATCCGAGTACCTTGTGCGTTACATGAAACGCCACCGGATGGATGTGGGCATTCTGTCTAACTATGGGCAGGAGGGTTCAATTGGGGAGTACCGGACCCCGCACGGTGTGGTGCCGCACTATCCTCGCGGTGTTGCACCTTATTCGCAGGATGTGTTGACTGCGTGGCATGAACATCACTGCGCTTCTGCCCCTGACCTGCCTCACGCGATTATGACGTTGTATGACGTTTGGGTGTATAAGGCTTGGAAGGATGAGGTGCCGGTTATTTCGTGGGTGCCGTTGGATCATGTGACGTTGCCTCCGCAGGTGGGGGAGTTTCTGAAGCGGGACAATGTGACCCCGGTGGCGATGGCCCCGCATGGGAAACGGCAACTAGACAACGCAGGTATAGACAGCGTGTATATCCCGCACGCAGTAGATACGAAGGTGTTCAAGAACACACCGAAGATGATGGGGCCGGAGGGTATGACCCCGACCCGGAAACTCTTGGGTATCAGTGACGACACTTTCCTCGTGGCTATCGTGTCAGCGAACAAAGCGAACGGGATGGTTCACCGTAAGAACTTTGACATAAACTTTTTGGCTTTCGCAGCTCACTTGCAGAAGTTCCCTGACTCCCACCTTTATGTTCATGCTGACCCTGCACCGAACGTGGGCGGGTTCGATTTGGGTGTGCTCGCTCGGGTGTGCGGTATCCCGAAGGAGAAGATTACGTTTGCGAACCGTGACCAGTACCGTATCGGTTACAGCCGTGAGGATGTTGCGGCATTGTATTCGGCAGCGGATGTGTTGTTGGCTGCGTCGTATGGTGAAGGTTTTGGTCTGGGACATATTGAGGGGCAGGCTTGTGGGACTCGGGTGATTGGTTCCTCGTGGGCTGCTGCACCGGATTTGTTGGGTGAGGATTGTTGGTTGGTGGATGGGCAGCCTTTCTGGGATCACCCGCAGGGCTCGTTTTTTCAGGTGCCGTTGTTGGGGTCTGTCGTGTCGGCCCTGGGGCACGCGTATAACGCTGAGCGGGGTTTCTGTGCTGGGGCTCGAAAGTTTGCGCTCGACTTTGATGAGGAGAAGGTTTGGTCTGATTACTGGATGCCGTTCCTGAAGGGTTACTTCGGTGGAGCTTGAGGACTTAGCAAGCGCACACTACGGGGAAACAATTTGGGTGCTCGGTTCCGGCCCATCACTTAATTTCCTGAGCCCGTCATTCTTTGACGACAAGACCACGGTGAGCACCAACCTGAGCGCCCACACTTTAGGGTTCGTGCCGGATTATGTTTTCAGCCATTATCACTCGGTTGCGGTAGGTATGCCCGCACAGATAGCTGTTGTGACCCTTGCCCGTGACACTGTGACGCAACAGGAATGGCGGGGCGAGAAACCGGATGAGCTTGTTCTCATCGAGCAGGATAATTACAACCCGCCCGGCTCCTCATGGAATCCGTTGACTACTCACCCGCCGAAACCGTATTCGTTGGCTTATGGATCGTCGAGCTTGCATGGGTCAATGCATTTGGCTGCATGGTTGGGGGCGAAGCATATTGTTTTGGTGGGGGCTGACTGTGGTTTTATTGACGATGCTGACAATGTGGATGGGTATCCAAAAGGCATTGTTGCCTACCCTCACGCGCTTTACAATAAACACCACCAGCTGATGAAGCAATACTTGGAGGAGCAGTACCCCGTGAAAATCCACTCACTCAACCCCTTCATCAATCTCAACCTGGAGGGCCACACTTTCAAGGGTGTCTCATGATCCCTAACCTGATTGTCCCTGTGTTGAACCGGTACGACCTGCTCGACAGAATGATTGCGTCGATTGACTACCCTGTTGGGCACCTCCTGATTGTGGACAACGGGGCTTCCTGGGTTATGGAGGATATGCAGATTGACGTGCCCGACTGTGTGGAGATGACCACCTACCTGCCGATGCCTGCGAACTTGGGGGTGGCTGCGTCATGGAATCTGGGGATAAAGTCTTTCCCGTATGCGGACCGCTGGTTTATTGCCAGCAACGACGTGCAGTTTCACCCTGGTGCCCTTGAGAGGCTGTCAGAGGCGCGTAGTGACGAGATAACCCTGTCCGAGATGATTCCCCATTGGCAGGCGTTTGCGCTCGGTTATGAGGCTGTGAGGCGTGTAGGTTTGTTTGATGAGGGGTTCTTTCCGGCGTTTTGTGAGGATAACGATATGGCTCGGAGGGCGGAGCACGCGGGAGTTACGATCCGTCGCCTCGATGTGCCGATGCTCCACGAGAACAGTTCGACCATAAACTCTGACCCTGCCCTGTTGGAGAAGAACGCGAGAACTTTCCCCACGAACACAAAGTATTTTTATGACAAGTGTGACCGGGAGGATTATTCGGCTGGGGGTTGGGATGTGGAACGGCGTCGCCTTAACGGTTGGGAGGCTGACCGGTAGAATGAGAGTTGGAGGCTTTTCATGGCGATAACTAATGGTTACTGCACGCTTGCCGATGTGAAGGCAGCGGCTCGCATAACCGACAGCATTGATGACACGTTGCTCGAACTTTCTATCGAGTCAGCGTCACGCGAGATTGATTCGTACACTGAGCGCGTGTTCTACAGCACCGGCGGGACACCCGTGGCGCGTGTTTACATTCCGCAGGATATTTACTTGGTGGAAACCGATGACATTGTTTCGGTGACGACGGTGAAGTCTGACAGCGCAGGGGATGGCACTTTTGATATAACCTGGACCGCCACTGATTTCCAGCTCGAACCGTTGAACGGTAGGGCTGGCGGAATAGATACTCCTGCCACCCGTATCCGTGCCATCGGTGACTATCTGTGGCCTGTTTATGAGCCCCGCAACGTCAACAGCAACCAGGCCAGTGTGCAGGTGACGGGTGTCTTTGGTTTCGCCACGGTGCCGACAGCGGTACGGCAAGCCACGATTCTTTCTGCCCTCCGACAGTACAAGCGTTACGAGTCGCCTACCGGTGTGCTCGGCTTCTCCGATATTGGTGCGGTCAGGGTTGGCACGAAGCTCGACCCGGATGTTGAGCGCATGATCCAGCCTTACCGGAAAGTCAGGATGGCATGACCGTAACCGGTATGCGCACAGCCCTGGCAACCAACCTGGGCACCATTTCAGGGATTCGCACCTACTCTGACATTCCCGATAACCCGATGATGCCTGCAGCGGTTGTGCAGTTGCAGTCTGTTTCTTACAATCAGGCGATGGCTCGCGGGCTCACCGAATACAACTTTGTTGTCACCGTGATTTTCGGGAGGGTTGCCACCTCGCAGGCGCAACGATCCATGGATGAGCTGATTGATGATGGCGGCGGGCGGTCAATCAAGACCGCGATAGAATCAGACAAGAGCCTCGATGGAAACGCTTTCGATACGAGGGTGGGGGAGATGACTAACATCACCTCCATTACAATTGGAGATATAACGTATTTGTCAGCGGACTTCGCTGTCATTGTCTACGCGGACTAAGGAGAAATTGTGGCAAAGTTTGTTGCTACTGATTACAACATCACAATCAATGGGACTGACTTCAGCTCGAGCTTAGCTGCAGCGACCCTTGACATCTCGGCTGCCGAGCAGGAAGTGACCGCCTTTGGTGACACTTTCGTTCAGCGCATTAGCGGTCTGAAGGATGCAAGCATTTCGCTTGACTTCCACCAAGACTTCGGTGCTGCTTCGGTTGACGCCACACTGTTCCCGCTTCTGGGCTCGAACGCTACTGTGGTCATCACGCCGACCTCTGGCGGTACTTCCGCAACGAACCCTGCTTATAGCGGTGTGTTCCTCTGCACCGAGTACCAGCCCTACGCTTCTTCTGTGGGTGACCTTGCAACGCTCAGCGTTTCATGGCCTCTCGCTGATGGCACGATTAGCCGAGGAACTGGCGCGTAACCCATGAATCCCATAAACCTACGCATTGAGTTCATCGACGGTTCATCAGCTGAGGTCACGGCTATTGCTGCTGATTTGATTGCTTTCGAGTCATACTTCGATTTGAGTGTGGCTCGCCTGGAGAAGGAGATTCGGCTCACTCACTTGTTCTTCCTAGCTTGGAGAGTTCTCAAGAGGACAAACCAAACGAAGGATGAGTTTGAGAAGTGGACTGAATCTGTTTCTTTGGTTACTGAAGCTTCCGCAAAAAAATAAAGGGGCTCGGTGAATCGAGCCTCCATTGGGAGATTGCGGCACTAGCAGTTGAAACGGGGATTAGTCCTCGTGAGCTGATGGAGCTGGAACCTCGCATGTTGTGGACGATGGCTCGCTATATTGTGGCGCGTTCTCAGTCCAAGAGTGGTAAGCGGGGACGCCGGTAGAATAGAAGTATTATGGCGCGACAGACTCGAGTTGGTGGACTTCCCGGATTCGTTGTTAGCGCCGAGAATCTTCAGGTTGTTTTGAAGGAGTTGAAGACTCTAGAACCTGATCTCCGCAAGAATCTTGTGGCGGATATGAAGCGTGACGTGAAGCCGATTGGTACGGATTTGCTGTCGAAGATTCCCGGCCCTGCGCCCTTGAGCGGTTTTTCTCCATCAAAGGGTGACTCTCCTTATATCTGGCGGAAACCTCGGATGACGGTGAAGACTCCGTTCGCTAAGCGGGCGAAACAGCCGGGTACTTATCCTGTTGTGTCGATTCAGTTCAATGATCGTCGCCCTAATGCTGGTTTGTCGATTTTGGAGTTGGCTGGTACTCGCAACATTGGT